TTAATTTCTGTTTTATTTCTTTGTTAGTTATATTTTCCATTATAACTGTTGGAAGTGAAACATAATCGACTACATTATCTAAAACCGGTTTCATATTTTCATCTACAGGAATTAATGTATTTATTGTTTCCTGATTATCCTTAAAAAAATTATTGAGGTTTCTTGTAAATTTTTTAATGTCATTATTACTTTTATTTTTCCAGTTAATCAATGGCAATAATGCGTTTCGAAATTGGCTTCTAAATTCTCTTTCAAGTCCTAGATCTTTGTCACCTCCTGACTGATTTCTTTTTGTTTTATTTTTATAATATTTTTTATAATATTTTTTAGATTGTCGTTTATATTTTTTTCTAGTTTGTTTTTTTCCAATTTTTTTTATATGTTTTGTTCTCATAATATAATTATATAAAATAAACTATAATTATATTATTTAAACAACTATTCTATATACATTAATTAAATAAATGTAATAATAAATTTAATTAATGGTTCTATAATAATAATCATTATTAAATATTATCTTATTTTTTATACTTCGTGACAATTTTGCCGCAGAAATATTTTCATCTTCTGCCGCCTTTGCTATAGTATCCCATATACATAAAACTTGCTCTGTATTACATTCTATTTTTTCAACCTTTTTACCTGTAGAAGATGTGCTTTTATGCTTGTGTTCATCTATTTTTAATGAAATACCATAATAACCTTCATTAGAGCCCTGATCAGACCAAACTGTAGATTTTAATACATAATCGCAATCATTCAAATATTCTTTAATATTTTTTAAATCCTGTGTATCTGTTAATTTATTCATATTTTGTTTCCATCGTTGATATTCTGAAAGCAATGTTGAATTTAATATTTTTCCTGATGGACTAAATTTACAAACTTGAAATAAAAAGGTTTCTACGTCATTATTTACGTAACGTTTTTTATATTCAGTTTGTTTTAATTTTAGACCAATATAACCATTAACAACTTGATTTTTATTTTGAGCTGAAAGTCTCGATGGTTTAAAGCGCGTATCTAAGTAAGTTTTAAACAAATGAAATGTTTCCTTTTTTGGTTTTATTTTATTCCAAATGCGATATGCGCCTTCCATATTAGTAGATGATTCTTCTACGTCTGAACGTACTATACACATTTTATCAATAAATTCATTAAAATTGTTAGTTTGTTCATCTTCTGGTAATAGAGGATTTTGATAAACAGTTTGGTTTTCTTTTTCAAACAATTTCAATTCAATATCTTGTTTAACTATTTTTTCGTTTAATTCATTTATTTCAATTGCTTGTTTCGTAATAGCTTCATTTTTGTCTACTATTTGTTCCTTTAACTCCTGATTTTCCTTCAATAACTCTTCATTTTTCTTTAATAAATTATTAAAATTATCTATGCTATATGTTTTTGAATGAATAATATCTTTAATATGTTTAGATAATTTGTCAATAGTAAAATTAGTATCATCATATGCAATAATCTCAGTTTTATTTTTTCCATTTATTTCTAGTGAACGTATTTGTCTTTTTATTTTTGGGTATGTTTTAATAAGATTTTCTATCTCTACTTTATTTTGAACACGAAACGCGTCAACTAAAATAAAATTATTATATTTTTTACGATGATCTAATATTCTTGTTGCTAGGTCGTTTGTATGTCCAAATTTAATTAGTTTCTCTCCAGATTCATTTGTATTATCAATTGTTCCAAAGTAGATACATTCTGTATTTAATGGAAATTGAATAATCGTGGCTTGTTCTACAGCTTTTTGTTTTTCTTTTTTTGAACTTTGTTTTATTTCCAAAATAATATTTTCTTTTTGCTCCAATTGAAGTCTTAATTCATCAGTTTCTTCTTCTACAATTTGATGTAAAACGTCTTCCATTTTCATATAATATTCGTGGATTTCTGATGCCTTTTTGGTTTGAGCTTTCAAACATAGTGATTTGAAACATTTTATTGTTAATAAAATTTTTTTAATGTTTTGTCCACCATTTTGTTTGTTCAATTTAAATTCTTCAAAACCCGCTGTTCCAAATTGATAAGCGGTTTTGTAATCTATATCGAGTTTAAAATGTTTTTCTAACACTCTTTCAGAATTTTGTTTAGTAGAAAATCCTAACCATTTCCATATATCATCTAAATCAACTACAAAATCTATATTTTTATCATAATTTAAGTAGCAATAAAAACTACTTACAAATAATTGTTGTTCAAAACCAGTAAAATTATCCTTAATTTTATTTATTAATTTGTTATTATAAGCCTTTGACAGTTTAGAGATCGGATTTTTCTCTATGAATTCTACAATATTTAGTTCTTGCATCTTATTATAAATAGTATAGTAGGATACTCTTTAAGTAGTTATAACCGTTTATATATTTTGAAAGCGGTTTTATAATAAGCGGTTCTACCATTTGCTCTTTTTAACTGCTATTTTTGGTCCCTGACCACGTTTCTTCACGTTATTCGGGTCATATTGCTCCTCATCGTCGTCATCATTTATTTGTTTTGATAATTCCCAGAACTCTTTTGAACCTAATCTGAAATCATTATGTGAATCCGCTTTATACCAAAATACCTGGTCCTGTAATTTGTTTGACTTTGAGTTGTTATTTATCACTAGACACTCATAATTTTCAGTGCATTGGTCCATCACCTGACAAAATGATTCAAATGTCGGAAACATACCCGCATAATTTTCATAAATACGCTTTCTATTTGCGATATAAGGTTCTCTCAAAATGAAGACGTAATCAATGTTAGTTCTAAGCGTTGGAGGGACACCTAAAGGATATTGCATTGTGATGACTAACATGACCTTCCAATGACGTCCATTCATAAATAGAAGTCGCATCATCTTATCACGCGCCCACGTATTGTCGTATAAACAATCATCTAAAATTACGAATGTTCTAGGGTCAATAGTGCTACGTTTAAATTGTTCCATTTCTTTTTTTATTTGCTTTAATACACCACGTTGTCGCTTTAAGATGTTTTCAATAATTGCAGTATTATATTCATTATGTATAAACAATTTTGGCACCAACTTGCCATAAAAACCGTTACCTTCTTCTGTTCCGGAAATAACGGTTCCGATAGGAATGTCCTGATGATAATAAAGTAAATCTCTTACTAAATACGATTTACCTGTGTCACGACGACCAATTAATACAATTACTGGACCTTTAGACTCATTTGGTTTAAAACTAATGTTTTTCATATCAAATCTTTTTAATTCTAGATTCATTTTATTATACTACATATAAAAATATTATAATTAGTTTAAACGTAAATATTGCCCTTTCCTAAAATATTAAGGATTATTTATAGCTTTGTAAAAATAATAAGTTAAATATAATTATAATTTATATTTTAATTAGCTAATGACAATTTCTGTAAACTACCAGAAAAGAAAGAACAACAATCTGTTCACTAAGTTCCAAACTAACAAAAATATTAATCTAATGAATGTTCAAAATTATATTCCTATTTACGATAGATTTTTTTCATTGAACAATACCAATTGGAATTCTATTAATCTAAATCACTATTGGGCCATTGCAGATATTAAGGATAATAAGATTAAGGATGATGAAGAACATATTTTTACATGTAAACTTAAAAATATTTCAGACGATGATGACCTATCCACTAATCAAAAAGTTTTCATTAAAATGGCTCCTCTATTGGACCCATTCAAATATGTTGTAGGTAAATATAATCATAATGACCCTGAACTATTTAATATGCCATCATTTGATAAAACTGTTAAAGTTCATCCAAAAATTAGCGACCCTAACAATTCTTCTTTTATTGATGGGTTTTTCTCATTCTTAACTAGTAAAATTTTACACGAACATCAATTTATTCACGGTCTCGATTATTATGGCTCTTTTTTGGCTGTTAAAAATGATTATAAACTTAACATTATAGATGATATCGATTATCTAATCCAATCTGAATTTTTTATAAAACAAAAAAATATTTTATTCAAAGTTGAAGATTATTCGCATTTAATTACACCTGATGAGAAAAAACCATTACAACCCTTGAAAATTTCATCCAGTTTAAAGTCTATTATGTCTGTTAATTCTATTGATGATACTATGTTTGAGAATATTTTCGATAAATCATTTATTTCTCCTTCTGAACATCTCTCGCTTGATGATGTTAAAACAATGGGCGTCGACTTGGTGGATATCACTAATTCAAATGATTTTGATGTAACTAATCAAAAAAAATCAGAAACTCTTAAATCCGGATCAACTTGTTCATCTAGAACATCCCATACAAACGATAATGATTTAAGTGAAGACGATGAAACTAAAGATGATGAAACTAAAGATAATGAACATTGTGAGAGTATTGTTAGCAAAAGTTCTAATTCTGAATTTAATAACGCAGATGATAATGCAGATGATAATGAGAAATGGGAAGATGAATCAAGTGAAACTAATATTGAAGAAGAAACTTTAATTCTTACTTTTCCAAAATTTCCAGTTCAAGTTATATGTATGGAAAAATGTGAAAATACATTAGATGACTTGATTATGAATAATGAATTATCTGACGATGAATGGTTTTCAGCATTAATGCAAATCATTATGATTCTTATCACTTATCAAAAAATGTTTTCCTTTACACATAATGACCTCCATACTAACAATATTATGTATATTCCTACTAACAGAAAATTCCTCTACTATACTTATAAAAAAAAGACATACAAAGTTCCTACTTTTGGTAAAATTTATAAAATCATTGATTTTGGTCGTGCTATATACAAATTAAATGGTAAGGTTTTTTGCAGTGATAGTTTTCAAACTGGTGGAGATGCCGCTACACAATATAATACCGAACCTTATTTTAATGAAAAGAAGCCCCGCTTAGACCCTAACTTTAGCTTTGATTTGTGTCGGCTTGCATGTTCTATTTTTGATTATCTTGTTGATGATTTTGATATGATTAAGAATATTAATGACTGTTCTCCATTAGTTCAACTTATTGTTGAATGGTGCATTGATGATAATGGTGTAAATGTTTTATACAAAAATAACGGCGTTGAGAGATATCCTGATTTCAAGTTATATAAAATGATAGCGCGTTATGTGCATAAACATACACCTGTAGCTCAACTAGAACGCAAAGAGTTTTGCAAATTTATTATACCTAATAAAAATATTCCAAAAGCGGAACCAATAATTAATATTGATGAATTACCGTGTTATTTCTAAAATTTTAATTTAGATGATTATTATAAAAATTAATAAAAAATATTATTATATAATAATATAATAATATGGACAAATATGGTTTTATCATTACAAGACACGTTAACTCAGAAATTACAAACAGATATTGGAACCAAAACGTTAAACTTATAAGAACGTTTTATCCATTGAGACAAATAATAATTATTGATGACAACAGTAAACCAGAATTTGTTAAAGCAGACCATCAATACAAAAACTTAACTGTAATACAATCCGAATATCCTGGACGAGGCGAGCTTTTACCATACATTTATTACTTAAAATATAAATGGTTTTCTAATGCTGTAATTATACACGATAGTTTATTTATTCATAAAAGAATTCCTTTTGAACATTTAAATATACCAGTTTTACCGTTATGGCATCACGAATATGATAAAGATCATTTAAATAATTTATTAAGAATATGCTCAGTGTTAAGTAATAAATCAAAAATTATTAAAACAATAATGGGTTCTGAGCTAAATGTTCTTGGAATGCAAAAAGATAAACATTATTTATGCTTTGGTGGACAATGTTACATAAATCTTAACTTCTTGGAATCATTAGAAAATAAATATAATATAACAAAATTAGTAAATGTTGTTACAACACGAACTGACCGTTGCGGATTAGAACGAATTCTAGGTGTATTATTTTGTGAAGAATTTTATAAACTAAAAAATTTTAAATCTTTATTTGGAGATATATTAACCAAAAAATCAGCATATAATTATACATACAACGATTATACAAGGGATGTTAAAAGCGGTATAGTGCGCTATCCTTTTGTAAAAGTGTGGACTGGTCGTTAAAATGGCGGATTATCTGTAAATGCTAATGGAGAAATAGGTGCAACTGTTTCATTAATTACCGGATTTAATTGATTTGAAATAAAATCACCGGCAATTACACTTACATAAACTAACAAGGCATCTCTAATTAATATCTTTAATGGTTTTGGTTCCTTGTCAATATATCTCATTTCTAAGAATTTTGCTATAAAAAATATAACAGATATAATTCCGGCTACTAAAAATATATTATCCATTTTACAATATATTTTTAGTTTTCTAAATGATTAATAACGCATATCAGAAAACTACGTTTTC